GTTTGCTAGTTCTGCTGCTTTGCTCATGTTGTTATCCTATTAAACATCCTGTCCAGAAAGTTGCTTTCGTATCCCCACTTCCATCATAGATTGTTCCAGTATCACTTGCATATGTATATACCTCTACATAATCATTAGCAGTTAATAAAGGAGTAATTGAACCTTGCCCACCATTTGGATTTACAGCATTTCCTGCGTTTGAATTAACCGCAAATCTGTAAATAGAAGAGCCATTAATGTAAAATTGAACTTCTCCTACTTGTACAGAGTAAACGTATACACAAGCTGATAAAAAATAAACACCTGTCAATGGAGCAGTAAATCTTCCAGTGCTTGTTGAATAATGCCCTCCTACGTTATGATGAGTGGCATTGAACGTTACTTTCTGAGCAGTGTTGGCTGAACCATAAGAAACACTTGCACTTAGATAAGCAGAAAATGAAGGTCTGGCAGGAGTTGTTACTCGCCCTGCTGTGTCAACAGAAATAGCCGTATTAGAGTTCGTTGCGTCTTGTATGGTATTTACTTTAAGTATTGATGCCATTATTGAGCTACCTCAATTAGAGTCATTGTTGATGGATTGTTTGAATTTTGTGCTTCAAAAGTACCTCCTCCATACTTTGATAGTTGTGTTTTGTAAGTAATTTGACTTGTTGTTGATGGACTATCCAAATAATTCCAGTTTTGCCAACCTCTCCAATCAATGCCACCAGAAGACTCTTCATAAGCATAGATTGCATAATTAGTAGCCACTGCTTGCACTTCTGTAGAGTCTCTAAATATTTTCCAACCTCCTCCACTATCACTACTTGGGTGTCGTACTCTAAAGTGCTGTGAAACAAGTATATATATTTTACTAGAAGAAAATTTAGGAGTAATTTGACAAGTAAGCCCACTATCTGCATATGTAGAAGAGGATATTGTTGTTGTAGAAGTATACTCATTAGTAACCAGTTGAATAACATGACCTGCACTATGCAACTTTGCACTTGTAGTAAGATTCCCACTACTATCTATCGTCAAGGCACTTGTGCCACCAGAATGTTTTATTGCATCTACATGAAGTTCACTTGCCATTATTGTGCTATCTCCATCAATGTCATTGAGGTTGAAAATGCGTCATCATTCATACCTATTCCAGTGCCAGTAGTTAATTTAAGTTGATAGTTAAATGTTTTTGCTGTTGTACCCCAACTATCCATAAGAATATTAAAAGGCACTGAGTGTGCAGAATAATGACCACTATTACCATAATCATAATGCCTTAGTGCTGACTCTGTTCCTGACACAGCAGCTCCTCCTGTTACATCATATAGTCTATACCTTCCATTTGCATCAGCACCACCATTATTATAAAGACGTAACCCCATATTGCAGATAATAAAAATTTTACTGTCAGAAAATTTTGGAGTGATGCTTGTTCTAATTCCTGTGTTTACTTCAGTAAAAGATGAAGACGTAACACTTGACGAAGTAACCGCAGTGTAATTTCCATTCACAACTTGTATAACAGAACCACTAGGCATCTGCACAGTGTTTGAAGTAGTCTTCCCCTCAATCTTATCTACTAATAATCTACTGGTCATACTATTGTATACACTCCGTTAACTGTGATTGTAGCATTTGTAACTGTTATAGGTCCTGCTGACAATCCGTTCGTCCCGTTCGGTATTGTTATATCTGCCGTGATACTGTTGCCGTTGGTTCGTATTATACTGTCGTTTCCAAGAAAAGGGTAGCGTGTATCTGATTCTGCTTTGGTGTAGCTATTGGCTATAGAAAAAGCGTCATACACTATAATCTCTACTACATCATTTAATGATGCCCCTGTTACTAACACCACCGTTGTACCAGAGGTAGAGGTATAATCTGTTGCAGGTTTAAGTAAAACACCATTTTGATAAACATCTACATACTCACCATCACTGTAGCTCAATACATTTGCGTTAGCATCTGAACCACTAAACGAGGTTTGACTTGCTGTAGCTTGGTAGATGAAGCGTGTTCTAACGCCTTGGTTTGGTGCTTTTCCTATGTACGGCATTATATTTCCTTATGTTGTAATTCTAAAACCACCAAAAAATGTTTCCTTGCCAACTGTCTCTCCTCTTGCATTCACACTGCCACCTGAATCTTGATACATAAAAACATCAAAGTAATCATCAGAATCAGAATCAACTATTCCAACAACCACATTATTTTCATAGTGAACATGCCCTACATTTCCAAAAAGAACATCACTGTTATTTTTTCGTATCATAATTTGAAAGTTATTGAAATCAGTGGCAGTTTCAGTCCTTACAGAAGCATACAAATAATATTTTCCTGCAACAGCAGGTGTAAATCTATAGTTTGAACTGTTATCATACGTTCCATCACTATCAAATAACTCTGTATCAAAATTTATTCTAGTATATGTAGCGTTTGAAATACTTTGATCAGAAGTTAATGAAGCATGAAAAGCAGGAACATTTAAGGCATTATTAGCTATGCCACCACTTCTAACTTTAGTTAAACCCACTTCTTACTCCTAGCTCGGTTTAGTTGGAAACTTAACACTACTCATGTCTAAGTTACCATTACTGTCTAATTTTGGATCAGAACTCGCAGGTAAGTCTCTAAGCTCTTGTCTATAGGTTTTCATAGAACTCGACATGGTTACATCACCTAAAGCAGTCCAATCTGTTTCTGCCAGTAATCTATCTCGTTCTACACGAAGCAATCGCATTGGCTCACGGCTTTGCAGTAACGTCTTTTCACCTGCTACCTGTGCGTATGTTACACCCCAGTCCTTTGGGTCTGCACTTTCGATGGCTGAACCATTTTCATCTGCTCCAGTAACCTTACGAAACATCTGGTTAAACTCTTCTTCATTTGTAGGCTCTCCTCTAAGAACCCACTCTGTCACTCCTAAACTAGATAATGCTTGTGATATTGTTGTCATTTGTTTTCTCCTATTGGGCTATTTCCATCACTGTTATTGTAGCGTTATAAGCTGTGGTACTCGGTCCTGGATAATTATATAAAAGTGCTGTTTCAGTTGCTGAAGCAGATACATGACATTGAACCTTGTATGTAAGTGCTGATGTAGAAGATGGACTATCTACTGTGGAAGAATTTAAAGTAATTGGCATCCAATCTGTAGTAGAATTATAATAATAATCATGGTGTATAGCTGTACTATCTCTTAAAATTCTAAGTCCTACATAATCAGGTTTCCTACAAAGGCTTCCAGAATTAGTTATTACAAATATTTTACTAGTATTAAATTTAGGAGTGATAGAGACAGATAGACCAACATCTGTAAAAGAAGTAGCTGTTATATTTACATTACTTGTATAGGTTCCTGTCTGCATTTGAATTACAGAACCCTCTGGCATAGCCACTGTTCCTGCTGTAGTTTTACCCTGTATTGTGTCTACTGATAGTGTACTCATACAGCAATCTCCTCTACGACTATTCTACCTAAACAGTTTTGTGCGTTAAAACTTACATTTCCACCAGTAACTGATTTAAGGTATGCTTCATAAGTTATTGTTGAACTTGTAGAAGGTAAATCTAAAAACTGCATAGAGCCATCAAATATAATTCTTGCAGTAGAATAATTTGTGTGAAAACCATTGCTTCCTGCATTACCACCTAAACCTGTTTGCGTATCTAATCTTGTGCTATCCCTATAAATAGTTGCATACATTTGTCTGCCACCTGCACTTAAATCAGAAACAAAAGTACAAGTTACAAGCATTTTACTTGTTGAGAATTTTGGTGTTATGTTGACACTTAATCCGCTTGCAACCATTGAGGTAGATGTAACATCTGCCGTTCCATATTTAGTGCCTTGAACAACTTGCACAACATATTTGGCTACACCATCTGCCGTCTGTCCTCGTATGCTGTCTACTCTTAATGTACTCATCCTATAAATGCTCCGTTTATCATATGACTTACATTGTGAGTAGATGTAAAATGAGCCATTACAAATTGTATATAATCTGCTGCAGCCATATAAAAGGTTGCTCCACATTGATACCTAGTCAAAGAGTCATTACTTCCGTTGGTTTGATTACCATAATATTCTTGGATTGTTGAACCCCCAGAACTGACATGAGAAATAAACAAATAGCCAGATGTAGCATTCATAGATACTGAACCAGAAAACGTATAAACTCCACTAACAGGTGCAGTAAATTTTCCGTCACTTGTATTATAATGACTACCATTATTGTGATGTGTGGAACTTGCTACCAAGACAACTTGCGTACTTCCTGCTACAGATTGTGTAGTAGTCTGTCCGTTAAAATAAGGTCTATTTGGCATTACTACATAACCACTTGAATTTACAGTCTGAGCCGTAGTGCCATTCGTGTGCTTGATATTCTGTACTAGAAGGTTACTCATATGATTGCTAGATTACCCCCTGAGTTTACTGTGATAGTTATGCCAGAAGATATTGTCAAAGGCCCTGTGGCTGTTGCATTCTCTGTTGCTTCTATTGTTGTATTTACATCTACTGTTTGTGAGTTTGTTCTAAACATACCACCGTTCTTAAAGTTGCCTTTGTTCTGTACAGGTATTGTTGTGCTTACATCAGTTGCACCAAGATAAATAACAAAGATATTACCTGTGCCAGTTGACGGAGCTTCTGTAAATGTAAGGTCAGTACCATTAGGCACTGTAAATGCGTCTACGCTCTCCTGTATTACACCGTCAACGCTTACTACAATGTCTTCTTGGGTAACAGTCTGGTTTAATGTAAAGACCGTTGTAGAGTTATCTCCGTTGAACTCTTGTGTTGCAGGTCTTGATGAAAAACTAGAACCAACTTGATTACCTATATGTGGCATTACTCCTCCTATGTACTAATTGCGTCCACAAAACTAACATAACAATTCAAAGACGCATCCG